ACATGGGACACCTGTATTAATATGATATCAAGTCATAGTAATATGGTCAGTATTCCAGGTAAAAGTTTAAAACTTGCAGTAAAAGAAATGAATACAGGCAAGTATGTTGGTTTTATGAGATTTGGTTCGCCAGTTATTAACATGAGACCTAGAAATGTTTTATTAGGTAATGTACCAGACTTGCCAGTATTTAACAAGACTGCTATTATGGGTTTCGTTATTGTACCAGCACAACCATTTGGTTATAATTATCTTGGTGGTAAATTATTAGCCGCTCTATGTTGTTCACATGAAGTTAGAGAAATGTTGAATAAGAAATATGATATGAATTTGTGTATGTTTGAAACCACATCTTTATATGGTAATAGTAAATCATCAAGTCAATATGATGGTATGAAACCAATGTTAAGAAATAGAGGTTTAACTGATAGTGATTTTATACCAATGATACACGGCAAACCATTTAAAGATTTAGTAAAGTATGTTGAAGATAGAATTGGTGTCTTTATCAAAGAAGACGCTTCAAGTAGAAAATTAAAATTAACTACAGCAATACAAGGTCTAATTAAAAAGACATTAGACGGAGACGATTTAAGGAAGTTTATAGATACTATAACAAATGCCAAGAAGTTAACTGAAAGAAAAAGATACTATGTATCAAACTATGGTATTGAGAACTATATTGATATAGTAAATGGCAAAACAGATAAGATTATTAAAGCGCCTAATTATGAAAGGTACTATGATAATGAATTGATTGAGTGGTGGAGGAAGTTGGCTACCAAACGATTCGATAAATTACAAAATGAAAACAGATTAAGAAATGATTTAGAGGTATGGACAACTGATAGTAATATTGATATTATTAGGTAGCTTGCCAATATTAAACAAATCTGTTATAATATGAACAATAATTAGGAGAAAAAGATGAGTGATTTTTTAAAGAGTATAGTAAAAGAAACAGGTAACGAATATGCCGCTTTGGCTTCTGAAGGAGTTGCAGGTGCAGATGTATCGAGTTTCATTGATACAGGTTCTTATTCACTAAACGCTCTCTTTTCAGGTTCAATTTATGGTGGGTTACCATCAAATAAGATTACTGCTATTGCAGGTGAAGCTGCTACAGGTAAAACATTCTTTGCATTAGGAATATGTAAAAGATTTTTAGATAAAGACAAAGACGCTGGTGTAATTTATTTTGAATCAGAAAATGCTATCTCGCAAGAAATGTTAGAGTCAAGAGGAATTGATACAAAGAGAGTTGTAGTTGTACCAGTTTCTACAGTACAAGAATTCAGAAATCAATCAATTAAAGTGGTTGACAAA